AAAGGATCTCATGTAGGATTAAAAAAGAGAATAAGCGTTGAGCGAAGACGTAAAAAATCAACTACGATTAAAAGGGAGCTTGCCAGAAGGCTCAAAAAGACGATACAAGAGATCGAAAAAGCCGAAACAAGCCGAACAGGTAGTTACACCACAGCCGGAACAACTGCCTGAAATAAAGATTAAACCACAAGAGGTTCAGGAACAAGACGTTCTGTTCCGACCAAACGAAGGACCTCAAACAGATTTCTTAGCTTCTTCAGAACGAGAGGTGTTGTACGGAGGAGCAGCAGGAGGTGGCAAGTCGTTTGCCATGTTAGCTGACCCACTTAGAGGGCTAAACAACCCTAACTTTAGTGGACTGTTAGTACGACACACAACAGAAGAGTTAAGGGAACTGATACAAAAATCTCAAGAGTTGTATCCAAAAGCAATTCCTGGGATTAAGTGGTCAGAAAGAAAGTCGCAGTGGGTGACTCCTAAGGGGGGACGACTTTGGATGTCATACCTAGATCGTGACTTAGATGTAATGCGCTATCAAGGTCAAGCGTTTAATTGGATAGGCTTTGATGAACTTACACAGTGGGCGACACCTTACGCTTGGGACTATATGCGTTCACGACTTAGAAGTGCAGACCAATCGTTAGGACTGTACATGAGAGCAACAACTAACCCAGGAGGGCCAGGACATCAATGGGTAAAAAAGACATTCATAGACCCATCCCCACCCAACACATCCTTTTGGGCAACAGATACGGAAACAGGCGATGTTATTAAGTTTCCACAAGGGCATAGCAGAGAGGGGCAACCTCTTTTTAGAAGACGCTTCATACCTGCTAATTTGTTTGACAACCCTTATCTAGCTGAATCAGGTGACTACGAGGCAATGCTACTATCGTTGCCGGAGCATCAGAGAAAGCAACTACTTGACGGTAATTGGGATGTAGCAGAAGGAGCAGCGTTCCCTGAGTTTGACAGAACAAAGCATGTTGTTGAACCTTACAAGATACCGTCTAGTTGGAGAAAGTTTAGAGCGTGTGACTACGGTTATGGAAGTTACTCTGCTGTAGTGTGGTTAGCCATAACACCTGCCGAACAGCTTGTCGTGTATAGAGAGTTACAGGTGTCAAAGGTTCTAGCGGCTGATCTTGCTGATAGGATTTTGGAACTAGAAGCAGAAGATGGCACGATACAGTACGGAGTTTTAGATAGTTCACTATGGCACAAAAGGGGCGACACTGGTCCTAGCCTAGCAGAGCAGATGATAGTAAGAGGTTGTAAGTGGCGACCCTCAGATAGAAGTAGAGGAAGTAGAGTTGCAGGAAAAAACGAATTACACAGAAGACTCCAAGTCGATGAACACACCGATGAGCCACGCCTTGTTATATTTAATAACTGCACAAACCTTATATCTCAACTTCCTAGTCTCCCTTTGGACAGGAAAAACTCCGAAGATGTAGATACAAATAGTATGGATCATATGTACGATGCACTGCGTTACGGTGTGATGACACGACCACGTAGCTCCATATGGGACTATAACCCTGTGAATCAGCGAACAGGTTTTCAAATCGCTGATCCTAACTTTGGATATTAAACATGGCAGAAGAAAACGAAGTAGCATTTGACACGGCAGATGTCACAGCAATGCAAGATAATGATCCGGCTATAAGATCAGAGAGTGATGTAGTAAGTTTTGTACAAGGTAGATTTAAAAGAGCAGAAGATGTAAGACAGCAGGACGAACAGCGATGGCTCAAAGCGTACAGAAACTACAGAGGACTATATGGTCCTGATGTGCAATTTACAGAAACAGAAAAGTCTAGAGTGTTTGTAAAGGTAACAAAAACAAAAACCCTAGCAGCGTATGGTCAAATAATTGACGTACTCTTTGGGAACAATAGTTTTCCTTTGACAGTAAATCCAACAAAGCTACCGGATGGTGTGGCTGAGTCGGTACACATAAATATAGATCCTAACGCAGAAAAAGGATTAGATGAGTTAAGACAGGCTTTTGAAGACAAACCTTCAGAGCCTTTTTTATTTGCGCCTAATGGAAAGCTAAAGCCAGGAGAAACTATACAAGACCTAGAGAATAGGCTAGGGGCAGAAAGCAACAAATTAAGTAGTGTGTCTGATAAGATAATAGAAGGTGATGGTAAAACACAAACGACTGTAACTTTTCATCCTGCAATGGTTGCAGCAAAGAAAATGGAAAAGAAGATACACGATCAGTTAGAAGAGTCCGGAGCTAACAAACAACTCCGTAATACAGCTTTTGAAATGGCATTGTTTGGCTCTGGCATTATGAAAGGTCCTTTTGCTATAGATAAAGAGTATCCGAATTGGAGTGACGAGGGTAACTATGATCCACTAATAAAAACTGTGCCATCAACAAGTCACGTATCCATATGGAACTTTTATCCTGACCCTGATGCGTATAACATGGATGAAGCAGAGTATTGCGTAGAAAGACATAAACTATCTAAAACACAAATGCGTAATCTAAAAAGCAGACCATACTTTCGAGGAGAGTCTATAGAAGCCTGTCTTGATATGGGCGCACAATACGACAAGAAGTATTGGGAAGATGACATGAAGGACTACGCTATTGAAAACTACACAGAGCGTTACGAGGTCTTAGAGTTTTGGGGTTACGTAGACTCAGAAATATTAGCAGAAAACGGTGTAGATATTCCTGCAGAGTTACAAGACCTAGAGCAAATAAATTGTAATATATGGGTGTGCCAAGGTCACGTACTGCGAATGGTGCTAAACCCATTCAAGCCTGTGCGTATACCTTACTACGCTGTGCCTTACGAGCATAACCCATACAGCTTCTTTGGTGTGGGCATTGCAGAAAACATGGATGATACACAGACCTTGATGAATGGTTTTATGCGTATGGCTATTGACAATGCTGCATTGAGTGGCAACCTTATTATGGAGGTAGACGAAACGAACCTAGTCCCTGGTCAGGATCTTAGTGTATACCCTGGCAAGATATTCAGACGACAAGGTGGTGCGCCAGGACAAGCCATATTTGGCACGAAGTTTCCCAACGTAGCCGGAGAGAATATGCAGTTGTTTGATAAAGCACGAGTCCTTGCAGACGAAAGCACAGGCTTTCCAAGCTTTGCTCATGGACAGACAGGCATACAAGGTGTGGGACGTACAGCATCAGGTATATCTATGTTGATGTCTGCTGCTAATGGTTCTATCCGTAATGTTGTAAAAAATGTAGATGACTATCTGTTAGCACCGATAGGAAAAGCTTTTTATAGTTTTAATATGCAGTTTGATTATGACCCTGACATCAAGGGCGATCTAGAAGTAAAAGCACAAGGAACAGAAAGTTTAATGGCTAACGAGGTGCGTAGTCAAAGACTAATGCAGTTCTTACAGGTTGCATCAAACCCTGCATTAGCACCATTTGCAAAAATGGATTATATAATTAGAGAGATTGCAAAAGCTATGGATCTTGACCCTGATAAGGTTACGAATAGCATGCAAGACGCTGTGATACAAGCTGAGATATTTAAGAAGTTTCAGGAACAAATGCCACAGCCACAACAAGCTCCACAACCACCTGAGGGAACAGCACCTGCACCTGCCGGAGCAGATGTTCAAGATACCACAGGAGGTGGAGGGGGACAGATAGGTACAGGTACAGCACCTGCGCCAGGAGAAGAAGGATTTACAGGTAATGTCTAAGATTAAAGAGTTAACAAATAATAAAGAACTATGGGATGCTTTTGTAGAAGAGCTACAACGATCAATAGTAAACTATCAACGCACAATGGAGCAGACAGAAAAGCCATCTGACATCTACAGATTGCAAGGTGCTATCTCTGCTCTTAGACGCATGATGCAACTAAGGGACATGATGAATAATGGAAAGACCTGAATTAGTAGACCCACTTAAAGAAGAAGAAGAGCAAAAATCTGTTGAACAACAGACAGATGATGCGTTTAGTGTTAGAGAGCAAGCAGAGCAAAGGCTTGGTAA